AACCCCAAGTCCTTAATCTGCTTTTTCGCCTCCGGCAAGACTTTCTTCCGGTGCTCCTCCCGAATGGCGCGAGAGACAGCGCCGTCAAAGTTGTAGGTTCCAATGTCCTTCAGAAGTTTGTTGCGCGTTTTAAGGCTCTCGACCTGGGCAAGCTTATCAAAATCAGACAAAGATAACTGGCGAGAGGAAACCTCTTTCAGCGTATCGGAATCAAGCTCGGCCATTTTCAGCCGGCGCCGCACGGTTGCCTTTGAGAAACCGGATTTCTCAGCAATCTGCTCCACGCTGTCGCCGAGGTCGAGCATCATCTGGAACCCCTGCGCCTGTTCATAGACGGTGAGGTCGCTGCGCTGCATATTCTCAACAAGCATGGTTTGCAGCTGCTCCCGCGCATCCATTTCCACAACGATGCACGGGAGTTCGGTCAGCCCGGCCAACCGCGCGGCCGCATGGCGTCGGTGGCCGATAATGATCGTATAGCCCTCCGCCACGGTGTGGCGATTGACGATACGCCGGCCTTCCTCCGTCGGGTTGGCGCGGTATTCGGCACACGCTGTGCGGTATTCCTCGTCGGTCATATCCCGCAGTCTGGGAACAACGGTAAGATTTTGAAGAACGCCGCTTGCCTTGATGCTGTCGGCAAGCTCGGCCAGATCGCCGAGATCCTTACGCGGATTATCGGGATGCGGATAAAGCTGATCTATTGCGATATTCACGATTTGAGGCATGATTTGTTCTCCTTTTCAAAACAGTGTGAGTTGCCCGGCCTTTGTTTCTTTCAGAGGCAGAGGCGACTGCGCCGCTTGCTCATCTTGCGTTTTTAACTTGCTGGTAACTTGCGTATCTTGCTTTTCGGTCAAAGAAAACAACAGTTCCATTTGTGCAGCAATGCGGCGATATTGCCAGACATCTCGGAAATAAAAGGGTGTGTACCAAATATTCTCTCCCGGCCGGGGGATAAGCCCCCGGCGGTCGAGACAGGTTTGAGGATGTGTGAGCGTATTCGCAATGGTTACATAGCCGGGGCAGCCCAGAAGGCTGAGCTGCAGATAGCACATGAGGCCAGCCGTATAGTCAATATCCTGCGCAGTAAAAAGGACGGATGTCTGATAATTGATGCCTTGTCTGCGGCAATCGTTCGCAAGCGCTACCAGCAGCGCACCAGCCCCGCAAGCCGGATCGTTGACAGAGACCCAGCCGTCACGCTCGATGCGGGCTTTGAGGTCGGTGCCGGTGATTTCAGCCATACACCTGCCGACACTGTAAGGAGTGAAGAACTGACCGGCGTGGTCATTCCCCAATTCCAACGACATATACAGTTCGCCAAGGAAGTCCTGGTCCGGGTTGTTATCCATGCCTGTTACGACTGCTGCCAGCATTTCGGCAAATCGTTCGAGTGCAGCAGTCTTGTATTTGCTTGCGATTTTCTTATATGTTTTCTCCCGGACTTTGGCATTTGTATGGTCAACGGTGTTTGAAATAGCAATTGCGGACATGACCACAAAATCTGACCATATCTCCCACCGGCTAAACCGTCCGCACAGGCTATCAAATGTCCGGCAGAAATCCTTCTGCCCCGCGTCGCGGACATTACGAGTCACGCTCTTCATGGGTTACTCCACAGCAGCGGGAGCAGACTTGCTGGCTTCCCGCTCCATTTCGCGGCCACGTTCGACACCGCGCATGTAAACCCGGTAAAGGTAGGCGGTCATTGCAGCCTTGTCCATGTGCTTGATGGCCTTGTAGTTCTCTCTGGTAAGCGTCGGCGCGTTACTCATTGTCGGTGGCCTCCTCGTCGGGGAGATCAGCCGGGAGCACCTCGCGCGGCTCGGAACCAGCGTACGGCCCGACAACTCCGGCATCCTCCAACGCTTCAATCAGCCGCGCAGCCTTGGCGTAACCGATGTTCATACGCCGTTGCAACAGCGCGGGAGAGGCTTTATTCTCCATCCGGACAATCCGGGTGGCTTCGGCCAATTCCTCGTCCTCGGCCATATCTGCGCTCTCAGCGGCATCGTCCGCATCGTCGAGGACATCCCCCGGCATATCGCCGAGATCGTCCTCAACCTCCTCCGAGACATCGGCCTCGCCGTAATCGTCGGCTTCATCCTCGTCGATAACCGGCATCAAGCCAGTGCGCAGCGCACCTTTTTCCATGACATCGCGGAAGAAATACTGCTGCCAGTAATTGATCATCTTGGCCAGCACGGATTCGATCTTGGTGCGGAGCGTCTTGCTGATGGTGAAGGTGCCGCCGGTGACCTTGGTTTCCAGAACGCCGTCCCGGAAGATCCACGTCATGGAGGCCTCGGGGCTGATATAGCCGGTATCCTCAACAGCTTCCAGCATGGTAATCTGAGCATCCATGCCCTGAATAGGCTTGATGATCAGCTGGATGGGGTAGGCGTCCTTGATAAAGCGGTACGTCAGATCGTGCTCGTCGCAAAGCCCCTGCAGTTTCTTCTTCTGGGCTTCATACATGGAAATTTCGCTCATTTTTTACTCCTTTCATTTTCAGTCCAGCAGCATCAACGTGCCGTTCCATGCTGTCTGGACTTGATACGGTTCCAAATCGGCTTCGGTAACGTATTTCCGGCCGAAGCACTCCTTCATGCGGGACCAGATATCCCACGGGATACGGTAAACATAGCCGGAGCTGAATCCGGCAACTACGAAGCACCTCGCACCAAGCGCCTGATGGCGCGCCATGTAGTCCTGCTGAGTTTGAAGGACACGGCTCTGCTCCATTCGATCGGCGGCGGTGAATTTCGCCTCGAACATGATCGTGCGGCCGCCCTTTATCGTCCCTTTGTAATCTGGCTGGGCCTGTTTCTCATAATAGGCGATGAACTTGCCGTTGCCGAGGCTTTTTGTGGGATGCATTGGCTCGGGCGTCTTCTCGATGATCGCATAACCCCGCTGCGCATAATAGGCGAAGGATTCGCCCAGACGCTGTTCGAACTGTGCCCCGCGTGCCTTGGCAATCTTGCCAAGCAGCTGGCGCCTTGGATCCTTGGTGG